CAGGCTTTGACATTGTATTTAAAAATAGTAGTAATACTATAATAGATAAAACTTTCGACTTCCAAGCGCGTGGAGTAGGGTTGAAAAATTAAAAAAAAAGGACTATAAAGAAGCATGTCTCAAGTAACCGACGTAACACTAAACAATCAGGCTTTCGGAACTTTTCGAAGCGAGCTAAATTCAATATTAGGTGCTTTGAACTCTGCACATATCGGAAGTTCAGCACCTGGCTCAGTAACGACAGGGACAATTTGGGTGGACAACGGTACATCTGGAAAATTGAAGGTTAAGATAAACGACGGATCTGATAATGTAGAATTATTTGAAATTGATATATCTTCAAATGCGATTACAAGCACTATGTCAACGACAGGAACAATAACAGAAACAGATCCAAATGCTTTACCATTAGCTTTAGCATTAGGATAGGAGAATAAATGGCAAATACTTTTAAACAAATAAATTTTGCGGCTGAACCAGCTTCGGCTGGAACACCTTATGTCATGTACACAGTAGCATCATCTACTACAGCAGTTATCATTGGTTTGTTACTTACAAATATTCATACAACATCTGTGACAACAGAGGTGGAATTAGTATCTACAACAGCAAATAGAGGTGGAGCAAATAACGTTGCAAATGGAACTTCTTTTTTAGTTAAAGATGTAAGTATTCCAAATGGTTCAACTTTAGAATTATTAACAGGTGGTAAAGTAGTTTTAGAAGCTGGAGATGTACTTAGAATAGATTGTTCTGTTGCAGATAAACTTTCAGGCTCTTTATCAGTTTTAGAAATAACATAGGAGATCAAATGGCTTTTATCGGTGCAACTCCAACTCCAATACCATTAACAGCAACAGATATTCCTGATTTACCAGCAACAAAAATTACATCAGGAACTTTCCCAGCTTTAAATGGAAGCAACTTAACAAATCTTGACGCATCAGATTTAACAGGAACTTTACCAGCTATATCAGGAGCAAACTTGACAGGCATAGCATCTGATTTTGTAAAATTATCAACAGTAGAAGTAAGCTCTGGAGTATCAAGTATTGAATTTATTAATGGTACAAATGGTGCAGATTTTTCATCAACATATAAAACATTTATGTTTCATATTGATGGACTTGAAATGTCAGATGACAATATAAGAAGCAAAATGCAATTTGGTACAGGAGGGTCATTTAGATCAACAAGTGGAGATTATTCAGAGGTTCAAATTACAAAGACAGGGTCAGGTGGTGTAACCAATACAGCTACAACAAATGCAACAAGTTGTAGATTAACCTCTGGTGGACCAGATAATGCAGATAATGGTTCTTCTCAAAATGGAACAGTTTTTTGTTATAACTTTTCAAACTCTTCATCAAGAGCTATGATATATAGTGTTGGATTAATTAATAATTCAGATAGTGGTGGTGTTGGAAATAGTAATTTACATTTTTGTACTTGGTGTTTTGAATACACTAATGGAGCAATTGATAGAGTTAAATTTTTTCCTGATGCAGGAACAATAGTAGATGGTTCAGTTACAATGTATGGTATGAAACCATAATTATGAAAAATATGAAGGTATAATTATGAAAAAAATGGTTGGTAATGAAATTGTAGAAATGACAAAAGAAGAAGAAACAGAGTTTATTAATATTCAAAAACAAGCACAAGAAGATACAAAAAAAGAAAAAGAATTTAATGATAAACAAGAATTAAATAGAAAAAATAGCTTTACAAAATTTGTTGCTATGGGATTAACGGAAGATGAAGCTACAACAATAACAGGATATAAACCACCTGAGGAAGAAGAATAATGGCATATATTGGAAAAGAACCAGCAATAGGTAATTTTGTAAAATTAGATGCTATAAGTACATCTTCAACAAATACATACAATCTAACTTTAGACTCTGTTGCATTTACACCTGAGTCTGCAAATCATATGCTAGTATCTTTGAATGGAGTAATCCAAGCTCCACAAACATCATTTTCAGTATCAGGCTCAACAATTACTTTTTTACCATCATCAGGAACTTTATCTTCATCTGATAGCATTGACTTTATTATGGTGTATGGGAATGTTCTTTCAATTGGAACTCCGTCAGATTCTACAGTAACAAATGCTAAAACTAATTTTGTTACAACGTCATCTGCGGCTGGGTTGCAGATTAAAGGAGATAGTACAACTGCTGGTGCTTTACAACTGAATTGTGAACAGAACTCACATGGTATTAAATTACAAAGTCCTCCACATTCTGCTAATCAATCGTACACATTAAAATTTCCATCTGGAAATGTAACTGCTGGTAAATTTTTAAAAGTAGATTCAGTATCAGGTTCAGGCACAACGGGGATTGGCACGATGACTTTTGCTGATGCTGGTGGTGGGCAGATGGAACTTGTTACAAGAACTGCAATAACATCAAATGTATCTTCAGTTCAGTTTACTAATTTAGAAGCAAATAATTATCATAAATTTATTTTTCAAGGAATTGATAGTACAAATAATGGTAGTGAAGATTGGTGTTTACAATGGTCAGATGATAATGGTTCGTCTTATACTGGTGGATCGGCATACAAATATAGTTATTGGCAACACTATTCGTCTGGAAGTACTAACCAACAAGCAAGTAATGGAGATAGTAAAATTTGTATGGCAGATGGTTTTCAAAATTCAGGAACAGATGAGGGCTTACATGGTGAATGCACTATTTCAAATATTGGAAATGGTCAAAGAGGTTTTGCATGGGGTCAAACTTCACACAAAGCAGATAGCACAAATACTTTAAGATCTACTACTTTTGGTGGAATGATAACAAGTGGATTAACAATAAATGCTATTCAGTTCTTTTTTAGTACTGGAAATATAAGCGGAAGTTCTTACGCATTTATAACACATTATAAAGGAATAATAGCATAATGAAAAAATATGTAGATGGAAAATTAGTTGATATGACAGCAAAAGATATTAAAGCTAGAGATGTTGTTAAAGAAGAATCTAAAAAATTTATAGAACAAAGAGAAAAAGATAAACAAGATAAATTAAACAATAAAACTTCTGGTAAATCTAAATTAAAAGATTTAGGTTTAAATGATAAAGAGATAGAAGCATTATTAGGAGTATAAATTATGCCATTAATAAAATTAAACGCAACACAAGCATTAACAGGAGCATTACCTGCAGTTAGTGGTGCAAGTCTTACAGGATTAGCAACAGATTATGTAAAAATACATTCGACAACAATGTCAACAGCAGCAGCAAATGTAGATCTTAATGGTTATTTTTCATCAACTTATAATGCTTATGAAGTTATAGGAATGAATGTTAAAGGAACAAATAATAATGAATATTTAGCAATGAGAGTAATTACTTCTGGTGGAGCACAATCATCAAATCATTCTAGTATATTGCCAGGTTGGAATGTTCATAGTTCAGGAATTACAACTGAAACTAATTACTCTAAAGGTGGAGCGAGATTTTTTTTATTTAAAATGGCTCCACATCAATCTCATATGTTTAGATTACTAATTACTTTTCCATTAAAAACAGATGAACACAAATGTTTTATTTGTCATAGTGGTGGACAGGATTATATTAGTGGAGCAGATAATCAATCATTAAGAATATCATCTGGAAGATATGAATCTGATACCGCATTAACTGGATTAAGGTTTTTAACTGGTGATGATTCTAATTTAACAAGTGGAACCTTTACATTATATGGGATTAAAAATTAATTATGACTAAAAAATATGTAAATGGAGCTTTAATGGATTTAACTCCAGCAGAAGAACAGGCAAGATTACAAGATATAGAAAATAGTAAATCAGATTATTTTAATACAAAAATTAAAGATTTAAGAATTAGAAGAAATGGATTATTAGCAGACACAGATTGGACAGTCTTACCAGATTCACCAATAGCTGATAAAACAGATTGGCAAATATATAGACAAAAGTTAAGAGATATTACAGAGGGTCTTACAACAATAGAAGATGTAGAAGCAGTAGAATTTCCAACTAAACCTTAGGAGTTTAAATGCAATTATCTAAACATTTCAAACTTTCCGAATTTGAAAAAAGTATGACAGCTCAACGTAAGGGTATAAAAAATAAAGCTGGTGCTGGAGAAATAAAAAACCTTACAGATTTATGTTATGCTGTTTTAGAAAAATGTCGTGTCAAATGGGATAAGCCTGTAACGATTACAAGTGGATATAGAAGTCCAGAATTATGCGAAGCTATCGGATCAAAACCTACATCACAGCATACGTCAGGGTGTGCGGCAGACTTCGAGATAGCTGGAGTTTCTAATCTTCAAATAGCTATGTTTATTTCTGGATCTTGCGATTTCGACCAATTAATTTTGGAATATTATGACAAAGATGATCCGTCAGCTGGGTGGGTTCATTGTTCATTTGTTGAAGGATCTAATAGAAAACAAGTGCTGACATATGACGGAAAAAATTATACTAATGGATTACCAGATGCTAAATGGGTTGATGGTAAACTTACAAACTAGGAGATAATATGTTAACTAAAAAACAAAAGAAACTTCCATTAGCTTTACAGAAAGCTATTATGAAGAGTAAAAAAAAGAAAAAAAAGAAAGCGAGGAAATAATGCCATATCATACAGGTAAAGGTGCTCATTCAAAAGGAATGAAAAAGAGCAAGAAAAAGAAAAATAAAATGGGCAAACGAAAAAGAAAATAATGGTCAAGGTAGCTTCTATTAAAGGTATAATAAAAGACTTAAACCCTAGACAAAAAAAAACAATGAATCGTCATGCAAGACATCATAGTTTAAAGCATATGCGATCTATGGCTAGAGCGATGAAGAAAGGCAGAACATTTGCACAGGCACATAGATCTGCTATGCGTGCAGTGGGTAATTAATGGTAAAATTATCTACACTAAAAGATAAAATTAAAAAGAAAAAAAAATTAGGATTTACAGAAAGAGCATCAGCGATAGCTAGAGGATTATTACCTAGAAAATCTGGAAAGTTTAAAGGTAAAAAAGTTAAATCTAAAAAATATGGAGGAAAAGCATAATGGCTGGATTTACTACTTCAATTACATTAAAAGAAATGATAAATAAATTTCCAATGCGGAAAAGGAGAAAAAGTGGCAAGAAAAAGAAAAAGAAGACTCGTACCAAAAGATAAGAAGACAGGCATTCCTAAAAAATACTTGTCTGGTCTTAAAGGTGCAAAGAGATCAAAAAGAGCTAAATTAATTAAATCTATGAGTGCTGCTTATAGATCTGGTGGATTTATATCTCCATCTGCATTTAGAATGAGAGTTAAAATATAATGGCATCAAGATTTAGAAGACCACTATCTGCAAGAACACAAGCTACATTAAGAGCCAAAGCAAAAACAAGAAAAAATATTACATACGGACAATTAGTAAAAGTTTATAGACGTGGACAAGGTGCATGGTTATCTGGAGGATCTCGTCCTCGTATTCCTATGGCCGCTTGGTCAATGGCAAGAGTAAACAGTTTCTTGCGAGGAAGTAGAAAGCATGATACTGATCTTCGGAGAAAGAGAAAACGAAGATGAAAACTAATAAAGAAAAATTTGTAGAATTAGATGGCAGAATAAAATTAGTAAATCAAAAAATAGATTTAATAATTAAAAACCATCTTGCACATATGAAGAAAGATATAGATCGTATCTTATATAGTTTAGGTGCAATCGGATTATTAGTAATAGGTCAGCTTCTTTACATTATCACTAAATAGTTGTATTAATTCAATTATGGGTTTCAAACGAATACTTGTAATATCGGATATGCATATTCCTTATCATCACAAGGATAGCTTTGCTTTTTTAAGA